GTCTGGATCATCAGCGATGATGGTCTACTAGAACGACTTGTCTGTCGTATATGTCAGGGTCCCTGTGGTCATTGACCACTCCGACCTGCTGAACCTCTATCGGCAAACTAAGTCAAGTTGCGCAGTAGCAATGTTAGTCTTGTACTAACTACAACTTTCCAAATGGAGATATCGAAATGTCGAAACATGAACCTCGAACTCGCGTTCGGATGACACCGATTGAAAAATCGTTGTCTGGGCTCTACCCTCTTGGCCAAGTCTTCATTGAAGACGGGTTCAAGTCAGATAAATGGCATCCCTATGGGGCGCCACGTACCTGGGCGGCAGAGTCACCCTGGACTAAATTTGAGCGTACCGTGGATGAACTTCACGGTAAAGCTCCTTACTTAGACGGGGGTCCGTTCGAGAGTATAAAAATCGAGCGTCCATTCGCTAAAACGGGGATGGCAGGCTATGGTTCGTATTACTCCGAAGTGCCTTTTCAGGCCGGAGGATACTACGGACGCATTAAGTACACAGGTGGCTTTGCGCCGCCTGGACTGCAGGTTATGGGGATCTCCTCCCTGAATATTTCAGATGGAGAACTTCTTAACCAGCTTCTGCCTTCCGTTACGACATTGGGTAGCATGGTTTGGGATAAGCTCAAACCACAAATTGAGCAAGGTGGTCTGTTTGTTGCAATTGCCGAGGCAAAAGATATTCCTCGAATGTTGCAAACCACGGCATCGCTTTTCAAGAATTCTTGGGAAACGATGTTCCGTGTAAGCAATAGTGCACGTTGGAAAGATGTGTACTATCCGCTTAGACAAACTAAGGTTATGCAACCTAAGTTTCTCGCAGATCAATTTCTCAATGAGCAGTTCGGCTGGGCTCCTTTTGTAAAAGATATTAACCAATTTTTGGCTAATATCATAAATTACACTGATCGTATCCAGCGCCTTGCGCAGGAAAATGGACAGTGGATCAGAAGGAGAGCTACCCTTGTAAATGACACCTCCACCAAGATGATATCATCTGGCGGTGAAGGTTGCTTCCTCTACCCTGGTGCAGTCATCGGCGGCGCTGATTGGACTTTATTTTATAGTCCAACCTCGTCTTATGTTCCTCCTAGATGGGAAATCTTTGAGGAAAAGACGACTTTTGCGTCCGCTGTTGGCTCATTTAGGTATTGGTTACCTGAGTTTGCAGGCCCGTCCAACGACCCCTTTATGGAGAAGTTGAATGCGGTACGTCGAACATTAGATTTGTTCGGCTTGCGTGCATCCCCGAGTAACATTTACAAAGCGATACCGTGGACATGGTTGATCGATTGGGTAACTGGCGTTGGAAGGTCTATACAGGCCATCCAGGACCAGACCCTAGATCACATGGCTGCCAAGTACATGTCTTTGTCACACCACCAGGTGACAACGCGCGTTTTTCGGCAATATATGCCGTTTAACGCGTCATCGGGTGGACCAAAGATCTTTGACTTCACTCAGATAACTGATGTGAAACAGAGGCACATGGCAACTAGTCCATTTGGGTTCTTCCTTGACGCTAGCGCTATGTCTAGTCGTCAATTGGGCATCTTAGCGGCTCTTGGCCTATCTCGAAAGAAATGGGTTAGAGGCCGTTAAATGATGCTATCGTCTACGACCTTAGAAAACGCTGAGGGTTTGACAACCCCCGGCCTGTCGTAGGTTAACCGTCCAAATAAGTTAGGAGGTCAACCAACTATGTTTTCCGATCCACAATCAGTTACCGTCAATGCTGTCGCACAGTCGATGCCAAAGATTTCGTCTAAAGACACTTCTAGTGTCTATTCGAAATCCGACCAATCGTTTAAATTAACGATTAGTCATACGCCCTCGAAGGACCGAGTCCGTTCGATGGCGCGCATCGATCAGCGTGCAGTTGTCGCAGATCCGCTCACTAACGTGAACGATTATGAGACACTGTCGGTGTATTGTGTCGTGGATAGACCCAATTATGGGTTTACCCTGGCACAAATCGAACAGCTTGTAACCGGGTTTCAAGCCTGGTTAACTACAGGTAATGTCGATAAACTTGTTGGAATGGAGTCTTAGGACTCCAGCATCAAGAGATGCTCCAACAGTCTACTTCATTTTGACCTGAGGTACTGGTTGTTCCAGTGCCATATGGCACTGGAGTAGGCGAACTACGTTGGCTTAATGACTACCTCCGATTGGAGAAGTCATGGAAGAGAACGTAAGTGACCATCTCGACTTAGTACAGTGCATCTATACAGATGCCTGTGCAATGTGTGTCGCTGAAGTCTCCGATTTGCGTGATCTGAATTATATTCGATCACGCGTCGAAAATCAAGGTTTATCGTTTCTTACGATAAATCTACCCAGGTTTGCTAATGACCTCGAAAAGGCACTAGCAAGTGGGTTTATAGACTCAACGACTTTCCTAGGTTTTAGAAAAGCCGGGTCAATTCCTGCATTTTTGCAAGGTATGACCAGTCTGATTTTCGATAGAGAGACAGGAAGGATTTTGAATGAAAAACCACGAGCCGATATATCGACTATCGTCGACGCGATCAGGCAAATTTGCCTGGCGTTTAAGAAGATCGAGTTGCCCTGTACATCCGAAAGGACACACAAGGCTATCGCTCGGTTTATTCAAATTGAGCACGACTTTTGCGAGTTTTCGCTCTCGGTTTCAGATAAAGCTGATTTTTCTGCTGTATCTGTTGTGCTGTGGAGTTCTTTGGCTAGCTCTATTGAGCTTACCGATTGTACTCCTAGGCATGGTCCCGGAGCCACTTCAGAAGGTGCTTCTGGAAATCAGAAGTACAAATGGAGTGAATGGAACGATCGCGTCGAGTCTTATTTCCCTTTGGTTGACAATGGTTACCCACTCGGGTTACCAAATTCATCAAAGGAACTCGAAAAAATCACGATCATGTCCGTGGCAGATGAACGGCCCGTTAGGGTCGTCCTTGTGCCGAAAACCCTGAAGTCCCCACGCGTTATAGCAATAGAGCCCTGTTGTATGCAATACATCCAACAAGGTATTCGAGACCGGATTTATTCGGCGCTCGAGTCTTCTCGTTGGTCGAAAGGTCACGTTAATTTTCGTGATCAAACGATCAATCAGGATCTCGCTATAGCGGGTTCGTCTACGGGTCAATTAGCAACGATTGATCTTTCAGACGCTTCGGATCGTGTTCCACGATCTCTGGCGCTTGAGATGTTTCAGTGCAATCCTGTTTTGCAACAGGCCATTGACGCATGTAGATCTACCAAAGCGATGCTGCCAAATGGAGAAATAATTTCTCCTCTTAACAAATTCGCTTCGATGGGTAGTGCGCTCTGTTTCCCGATTGAAGCCATGTATTTCTATACAATATGTATAGTGGCTTTGCTTCGGGCGCAGTGCCTTCCTTTCACTGCGAGAAACATCTACGATGTTTCTCGTGGCGTTTACGTTTACGGTGACGACATTGTTGTCCCCGCAACGAATGCGACTATTGTTCTTGAATACCTACAAAAATACAATTGTAAGGTAAATACCGATAAGACTTTCGTGAGCGGAAGCTTCCGAGAGTCATGCGGTATCGATTCTTATGGTGGATATCCGGTTACACCGGTTTATATCCGTCATGAGTTTCCTAAGAACAAGCGGCAGCACGGATCTGTTATTTCATGGGTAGCAACCGCGAATCTCTTTTACAAAAAGGGATTCTGGAATACTGCCCTCTTTATGCGGAAACGCATAGAGAGACTCGTAGGGCCTTTGCCCTACGTGTCAGAAAATAGCCCCGTTGTTGGCCATGTGTCATATCTGGGTTATCAGTCCATCGAAAGATGGAATGATAATTTACATTCCTTCGAAATAAAAGGATATGTTCCAGAACCAGTTTATCGTCCTGATGAACTGGATGGCTATGGCGCTCTGTTGAAGTGCTTCAAACGTCTTGATTCAGTTTCGACTGAATTAAGTTCGAATGTTTCACTTCAAACTGTGAAATCCTCTTACGCGCTAGAGAAGATAATATCTCGACTAGCAAACGAAGATGAACGTCACTTGGAGCGTTCTGCACTGCGCGGCGCAGTTACATATAAACGCCGTTGGGCCCCGGCCCTCAATTAGGCCGGATTCGGGTTTAAAA